GTAGTCAGGACAGGATTCGAACCTGTAATCTATAAGTGTCATCTGATAAGATTAATATAGGGATTGACACATCCAAGTATATTTAATCTTGCGTCTAACCAATTCCGCCACCTGACTATTTGAGGGTGAGAAGCCCTCTGTGATGGATAATTCTTATCTGTAACAGCTTCTTACAGTCTAATCCATTTCTCAAGTGGACATCACAATTTTTTTAAAATAGGTTTTTTAGAAACACACCAAAGAAACCTATAAAACTTTGCCGACTAACGATTCGGTGTCCGAGTGAGCAGTTCTAACGGTATGCCCGACAGCGTTTCGATTCCTCACGTTAAGGACTAGCATTTTTAATAATTATTTTTTAATTACGAGAAATATAACTCTTAATTAAAAGGTAAATCATCTTTAAACTTATCAGACGTATTTTGAAGTGGCTTATCTTGCTTCTCTGCTACTTTTACACTTCCATCAGTCCAAACTACTTTCCCGTTGCCCAAATACGTTTTAGACGCTTTAGAATCACGTTCTTCTTTTGTTTGTTGAACAGACAATGCTACATTGTTTCCGTAGTTATCTATTTTGTCATTTAAAGAAATAGTCAAATTAAGGTATTTACCATTTACTAATTTAGATTTGTCAACTTTTGTCAAATCAATTGATGCACTAATTAAACTTCCCATTTTATTTGTTTTTATGTTATTTACTTTGTCTTGAAAGACCTATTTTAATATAAAGGTTATAAAACCTTTCTGCCGTACACTTAAACGTAGTTATCGGATTGTCAACATTTCCTTGTTCTACTTCATAGACAACAAATTCGCCATCTATTGTTTTTAATCTTACAATTTGCTCTCCTCGTGTGGAATTGTAATAACGTTCTCCAGTTCTCATTTGTTTGTTAAATTATAATTGTTAATATACTCCATTATTTTACCCATAGTTTTGGAAGTTATTGTTCCTTTACCATTGATATATTCATTTATCTTTTTGCTATTCCAATATTCAAAACTTCTGCAAATTGTAGCAACTGTAATATTTGTTTTTTCTGTGAATGACTTTACTTTTTCAATAAACTCAATTTCAAATTCTGTTTGTTTTGTCATAGTGTTGTTTTTAATGTTTCACAATCTAATTTATGTACTCCTGATTTTATAGTTCCGCAGTATTTACATTCTTGCTTTATTTGAGCAGTACATTTGCCTATAAAGTTAAATTCAGCATAACTTGTAACATTTTCATTTCCTAAAATAAATCGTTGACAATGCCATTTGTTTTTGCAGTTTAAACCTGGACATTTAGTCTTATCCATAAATCATTGTTTTAAGTTTTTCGTAATACTCGTTGCATTGCTCAACTTTTTCTTTAATCTTATCTTGAATAGAAGTATCTGCTTCAATGATAAATCTTTTAACTCTTGCTTTATTTGGCATATGGTCAAAGTTATGTTGTTTTTGGACATAATCCCTAACTTCTAAATCTTCTTCCTTTAAATTAAGTTTATAGTGTGCGTTTAACACTTCTTTTTCTACAATCTCTAAAGGAGTATTCATAAGACAATATACTAACTCTGATTTAGTGTGTCCAGTCAGCATCATATATCCTTGAAGTTGATAAAAGTAATTTTTATTAGGAATTTCATCTTCTTCATTAAATATTGGAAAAGTATTGAATTCCCAAGAACATTTAATATCTGCTAATAATGTTTTAGTGTTTATGTCGGGTGTTCCTTTAATCCAATCGTTGCTAAAATATTTATCATTCTTAACAACGTCTAAATCCCAACCTAAAATGTTACCTGCAAATTGTATTGCTTCATCTTCCATCTGAATACCTTTTTCGGTGTACTTATTGGAAAACTCTTTTTTAAGATTAAATTCATTTTCAAGAAATAGTTCTTCAATATAACTTTTGCAAGTTTCGGATAATGTTTCACTTTTTGTGCGAGGAGAAGTCATAATCTTTCCTAATGCACTGCATCTAATTTGTATCATAATTATTTTTGTTTAAATGTTTTTTTAAAATAATCTATAAATTCTTCACCATGTCCATTTCCATCTAAAATCGCAAACATACCATGATGATAAAACTTTTCAAGTTGATTCATTTCCATTTGTTTAGCTTGTTCCCAACACTTTTTATTATGTATAAAATGTTCTTCTGCCCAAGCAACAAAAATTAAATTATCTTCCAACCATTCTAATGCTGTCATAATAATGCGATTGTTTTAGTTTGTGATTCTGTTAATTGAAATTTAGATAATAGGTTTTTAAACTCGTCTTTAGTTATCTCTCCAGTATCTACTTTTGAAAGTCCTGATTGAAACCTATCCTCTGTAATGCTTGGCTTCGTGTTTTTTACTGCTTCGCTAACTGTATTACCATCATCATCTACTGCTTGAAGGCTCAACAATGATTGAAGGGTTGCTCTACGAAAATAAGTTACACCAGCTATCTGTTTTTGTAGATCAGATACAACAGGAAGCGTTAAACTACTTTCTACATAATCACCGTTTTCAATGTCAATGATTCGTGTGCATACTTGACCTTCAATTATTGGTTGTAATACAATTAAATCATACTTTAATAGGATTGGTTCGGTTGCTTCAAGTAAAGCATTTAAATCAGCGTATTTGCTTTTGAAAAAAGGATTGTCTTTTTCTTTAGCAACTTTACCAATTTCTTGTTTTGCTCTCCACAATTTGTGGTAAATTCCATTTGGTTTTGGAATTGCATCTTCAAAAGACGCTGTTGTTTTTGCAGTTGTTCTTGCAGTTGTTTTCATGATTTTTGTTTTTTAAGGTTAAACATATATGCAAATATAAACAATTATTTATTTAGCAAACAAATTTTTGTTTATTTTTTTAAAATAGTTTTTGTTGTGAAACGTGGTTTTTTATGCGTTTAATACCTGCTTCGTAGTATTCCTTATCTAATTCGCAACCAGTAAGCTCAAATCCGTAATCGTGAGCTGCAATAGCAATTGACATCGAGCCTAAATGGGTATCGAGTATTTTATCTCCTTGCTTTGCGTATTTATCTAAAAGCCATTTGTAAAGTAATACGGGTTTTTGCGTAATATGTATTCTTTTTTCACTTGTATTTCTAACGTGCCTAAATATTTTTGCATTTTTATCAAAAGATGTCCAAGCAAACTCACAATCAGCCATAGTGTCCATTTGAGCAATTTTATCCCAAATTATAAAACATCTTGTTGGAGGCAATTTAGCATAATTTCCACCCCAAATAATTTGATTTTTACTAACTCTAAATAATTCATTAAAAAATTTTTCATCAGGTAAAATATCCCAATCTGCATCACCTTTTTTATACTTTGATGCCCATGTGCCTCCTTGTGTTAATTTATCACCTAAACCATAAGGAATATCAATACAAGCCAAGTCAAAATATTTATCAGGATAACGAGCCATTAACTCCATATTGTCCTCGTTTGTTATTGTTATTTTATCTGTTATTTTCATAGTTTTGTGTTTTAGAACGGCATCCCGCCGTCATCAAAATTATTATTTGGTTTTATATCATTAGATTTAAAGAAATCTCTTTTTATAACATCAACGCTTTCTAAAGTAAATCCTAATCCGTGATTGTAATAAAACATCAATGGTTCATTACTCATTGTTTGGCTACCTCCTGTATCTTTGTCTTTTACCTTGTCAATATCAATCAATGTAAAATATTGCATAGAAGATAGTTTAGTTAACCTATGTATGTTTATCCAATCATCAGACATATTAGCAAACAACTTACCACCTTCAGCCATAGACTTATTAGGTATCATTGGTTGCCCTTCCCAATCGTGTCCTTTAGGATATTCAGATATTTTTCTGCCTGATGATGTTACTGGGTGCATAGATAAGTATGCTGTTTTCTTATTTACCTTACACCACCTTTTTAACTTACGAATAAACTGAATATTGCTTTCATAATTCATATCATGGTCAAGTTGATTAAATGGATCAATAAAGTAACCATCAGCATTTATGCCTTCAAATTGAG